GTCCTACTGGCCCTCAAGGAGCACAAGGTCCTCAAGGAATTCAAGGACCAACAGGACAAACAGGAGCCACAGGTGCAACTGGCGCAACAGGTCCTCAAGGCCCAATTGGTTTAACAGGTGCACAAGGTCCAACTGGTGCACAAGGCCCACAAGGTATTGCTGGTCCTACAGGAGCAACAGGCCCACAAGGTCCTACAGGTGCACAAGGTCCTACAGGTGAAACAGGAGCAACTGGTGCAACAGGAGCAACTGGAGCCACTGGTCCACAAGGACCTGCTGGTGAAACAGGGCCACAAGGTCCTATGGGTCCACAAGGTCCGCAAGGTATTCAAGGAGAACAAGGCCCTCAAGGTATACAAGGATTAACTGGTGCAACTGGTGCCACAGGTGCTGCAGGTGCAGATGGAGACCATTACCACACAACATCAACAGAAACAGAAACAATTGTTGCAAAGAATGGAACATTTTCAATTGTTGTTGTTGATACAAATGTGGATTATTCTGTTGGTCAATCTGCAATCATTGCACATGACATTGATTCATACATGATTGGAACAGTAACTGGTTATAACTCTGGAACTGGTGAATTAACAATTCTTGTTACAGCAGCATCAGGTGTTGGAGAAACACATTCATCATGGACTATAAATCTTAATGGTGCCGTTGGTATTCAAGGAGAAACAGGACCAGCAGGCCCAGCAGGCCCAACAGGTCCACAAGGACCTCAAGGTGTTCAAGGTGAACAAGGAATTCAAGGTCCTCAAGGTGAACAAGGTATTCAAGGTGCTACAGGTGCGACAGGACCTCAAGGACCTCAAGGAGAAACTGGACCTCAAGGACCACAAGGTATTCAAGGTGATGCAGGTCCACAAGGGCCACAAGGGATCCAGGGTGCCACTGGCCCACAAGGACCGCAGGGAGAAACAGGACCGCAGGGACCGCAAGGTATCCAAGGAGAAACTGGAGCCACAGGAGCAACAGGTGCTACTGGTGCTACAGGACCTAGTGGTTCACAGATAGTTAATACAAACAATATTCGCTTTACAGACTCAGGAGCATTGGCAGCAATCACAACAGGTTCTAACAACCTTGCTCTTGGTATGCTTGCAGCAGAAGATTTAACAGAAGGCCAAGACAATGTTGCTTTAGGTAATAGTGCATTAAAGAATGTTACAACTGGTGGCAACAACATGGCAATTGGTCGTGCTGTACTTGAAAACAATGTAACTGGTTCTAATAACACTGCCGTTGGTAACTTGGCTCTACAAAATGCAACAGGTTCTGGAAATACTGCAATTGGTAACAGAGCAATGATTACTACAACTACTGCTCAAGGTAATACTGCAGTTGGAACACAAGCAGCAGAATTTAACCAAGCAGGTTTAGATATAACTGCAATCGGACTAAACGCAGCAAGAAATACACTTGGCAATTATGTTACTGCAGTTGGTTCTCAAACATTGCAAGCAAATACAACAGGTGAAGACCTTGTAGGTGTTGGAGATTATGCGCTTTATGCAAACACAACAGGTATTCAAAATATCGCTGTTGGTGGTGCTGCTCTTGAAGATAATACAACAGGAAATGGCAACACTGCAGTCGGATTCTTTGCTTTGCGTAAAAATACTGCCAGCGAAAATACTGCAGTTGGTAAAAGAGCATTAAATGTTAATACAAGTGGCACACAAAATACAGCAGTTGGTTTTGAGGCATTAAAAGCAAATACAACAGCCAATGGAAATACTGCTGTTGGTCATTTAGCACTTGCAGCAAATACAACTGGTATATCAAATGTTGCTCTTGGGTCATCTGCAGGAACTTCATTAACTACTGGAAATGGTTTAACTGCAATTGGTAATAATGCAGCACAATATGCAACTACAGCAGGTGGTGTTGCTATTGGTCTTAATGCTTTACAAGGAAATGTTACTGGTGGTGCAAACACTGGAGTTGGTAATGCAACAGGTCAAGCAAATGGTTCAGCAACAGATAATACATACATTGGACAAGGGGCTGGACAATTTACTGGAACTGGTATTGCAACTTTTGGAACAATTACTCCAGGTTCTGGATACACAGATGGAACTTATACTGGAGTTGTCTTAGTTCCTACAAGAAACTTTGTTGGTCAGACAGCCTTGGGTACAATAGAAGTTTCAGGTGGCGCAGTTACTACAGTTACTCTTACAAATGCTGGTTCAGGATATCTTGCTGGAGATACAATACAGTTAAATCCAGCAACTGCTCCTGCAGGACTTTTAACAGGTAATGGTTTTAGTATTCCTGTTGCCACAGTAACAACTGTTATAGGAAACACAGCAATTGGTAGAGGTGCATTGCAGTTAAATCGCAATGGTTCAAGAGTTACAGCACTTGGATATCAAGCAGGTAGAAATGGACAAGGTTCTGACAATGTATTTATTGGATATCAAGCAGGACTAAATGATAGTCAAAGCAATAGACTTGTTATTGCCAATGCCAATACAACATTAATTGAAGGTAATTTTACAAGTGGAAGTCAATCAGTTACTGTTAATGGAAGTCTCACAAGCACTGGTCCAATTAGCGCAAGCAATCTTGTACTTGGTGAAACAGATATAAATAGAAATAGCAACACACTCAGAATTAAGAAAAATACTAGTGCATCAGATGCGTTGGTAATACAATTTGATCCAGCAGGTCTATCAAGTAATACTATTACTTTTAATGGAGCACTTATTTTAACTGGCACTGGTCCTTCCTCATCTACAGATGGCGGAAACACAGGTCAAATTGGGTTTACTAGCACTCATTTCTTCGTTTGTACACAAGGTGGTCCTCCAGGCTCTGCAACATGGAAGAGAGTGGAACTACAATCCTTCTAAAACGGCTTCTAAGGTGGTTTTTAGCCACTTTTAGCAGGTTTAGGTATCTGGATATGGGTCAAGGTCTTAAAAGCCTTTAAAACGGCTTCTTGACATTGTCCAACACCACATGTTATAATTAATACATCACCATCCTAGTGTGATATTTGGGCCTTACCATGGTTACTCTCTTTCTTTGGTAGGGCCCAAGCCCTTTTAGTTGCAAAGTTTTCTGGCATGTGCTACAATTGTATTCTTGGACAGTTTCGGAGATTGCATCAAGGGCTAAACTCCAAGCGACGGAAACAATTCCTGGTTACAGACTTTACTTATATTAATTTATAAGGGAAGGGCTGTTCTCAGGAAACGAGCACTCAACTACTAACAAGAAAGAGAAAACAATGAGTAAAGCAATAAATAAACAACGATTAAATCGTGAACGATTAATCAATAAAAACATGAATCACCAAGATGTTAATTGGCGACAAATTACTAACAAATACAAATCAACCTGTTGTGTCTGCAATAGAGGCATTGGAGCAGGTGAGATTATTCTTTGGAATAAAAACGAATCATTGGTTATGCACCTTCCAGAGGTTTGTCAATTCTTAGGTACCAGAAAGAAAAGGGTAAGCACAAGGGCTCTTGGCACAAATCCGAGGGCAAAGGGAACAAACCCAAGAAAAGTAGAAGAAGAAAGAATGGCTAAACGCATAGCAGAATATAACTTCCCTGTGGAGGTGCGTTATGTTAAGTAATAAAGACCAGGCAATTAAAGAAGCACTAAATAAACCAAAAACTATTAAAACATTCTTTAGTCACATTTCAATAGTTGACGATTGTCATATTTGGCAAGGGCAAATTGATCATAAGGGCTATGGCTCATTCAATGTTTGGTCTAAGGTTGTTGGTAGGACAATTCCAATCAAAACCCATAGGTTTGCATATGCTATTGAGCATGGCTTTGAGGCATTGCCAAAGGGTGTTACATCACATCCTGATTATGTAATTAATCATAAATGCTTTAAGACAGCCTGCGTAAATCCAGGGCATTTAGAAGTAATAACCTTTGAAGCAAATAATCTTAAAGAGAACAGGAAGCCAAAAGATGGAGCAGCGTAAGCGTGGTAGACCAAAAAAAGAACGCTTATATGACATCTGGGAACATAAGTACTATCTCTTGGATGATAAGCAAAACAACAAGGCTATAAGAAGAACAGTAGAAGAAAGACTGTTTAAAGGCTATAGTGCTATATTCGCTTTAGCCAACGGTAGAGAACCAAATCAAAGAGATGTTGGAACAATAAATAAGGCTGTGAATGATATAATAGATAGGATATGACAACACATCCCAAATATGGGTTTTCCAACTCTCCATTCTATTACCTTGGCAAATACAAAACTACCCAAAGGCCCAGGGTATGTGAAAGATGTACCCAATCAGCCTATTACTATCATCATGATTGGGGTTGGTGTTGTGCTAGTCATTTGCTAGACCTGGTTAACATAGGTGGTTTGGCATTCTCATGGGAGGATTATCCAGAGGTATGGGCAAGAACAGAGAGGCTCCTGAAGAGGGAGCCAAGGACATTTGGTACTGTGAACAACATGGATGTGGATATGGAAGATGCTGTGAATTGGGAAGAGTTATCGGATGGGTTCACTGATGGGTAGCCCATATGCCACAGCAGAGTATAAGCGTAATAGGAAGATAGTCCTTGAGGCAGCCAATTGGACATGCCATTATTGCGGGAATCCAGCAAATGAGGCTGATCATATACTTCCTGTAAGTCTTGGCGGTAGCAATGAAGTATCCAATCTATTACCATGCTGTAAGAAATGTAATAGTGGTAGAGGTAATCAAACAATGAAGCGATTGAACTATTGGAATAAGCGATACTCATAGTGGACATACGAGGATATGAAGGTTTGGATACTCTTAAAAGAGCGGCCTTTCTAGGGCCTGTCCAAATAGTGAGACAAACCATCTCAAACCTTGATACGGCCATATGCCCATACCATAGGTTTGAAGGTTTGTCAATAGCCGCCAAAAAAAGCGGGAATAGGAAAGGATACCCATTATCCCTGGTAGGATAACAAACCCTATACCTGGCATATGGCGGATATGCGGATATGAAGGTTTGAAGGTTTGAAAGATATGTGGTTTTTTATTTTTCATGCTGGAAACCCTGTTAGAGTATAATAGAAACCAGAGTATAGAAATAGTAAAAGGAGCAATATGAGAACAGGAATGTCCCAAGGCCCTAGAGGTCTTAGAGATGTATCAAAAATAAATGAACCACTAAACCTAGATTTCAGCCTAGAGGAATCTGTCCGTAAATCCATCCTAGCAGCGACATGGCTAGATGATGTAGATTTGGGAGCAGCCAAAGAAGCAGTTATGCTTGCAGAAACCATGGACCAATTCCCAGATAGACGCCATCAAATAGCACCTATCCTTATTGGCCTATTGTCAAACCTTGGTTTGCTCAATAACCGTAAAACCACAGAAATGTCTCCAGCAGATATGTTGGCTGCTATTGCTAATGGTTGATTGGAAACCTACTTACCTTACCCTGCCGCTTTCAGAGGATTACCCTACTGATGGCAATAAGGTTATTAATATATCTGAAACCTTATGGCGTTTGCCTGAGAAAAATGATGAATTATTAGTATTAACAGACTGGCAAAAGGATTTAATACGCAGGGTTCTAGAGAGATATCCAGATACCCATCCTGACCCTGCAAAGGCTGGTAGGCTGCGTTATAAGCAAGTAGTGATATCTATGCCTAGAAAGAACGGAAAGTCGCTCCTAGGTGCCTTATTTGCCCTTTACGGCCTACTCCTGCATGAGCCTGCACCTGAAGTTATATCTGTAGCAGCCTCTGCTGACCAGGCTAAAATTGTCTATCGCAGGCTAAAACACCAAGTAGATTCAAGTGAATTGCTTGCACATTTCTTTAGTAAATCTACAGAACACAGAGGACTTTGGACTAAAGATGGCACAGGTATATATAAAGTTATTGCAGCAAAGGTAGCAACTGCTCAAGGTTTGCATCCTAGCCTAGTCGTATTTGATGAGTTGCATGTGGCTAATGAGGATGTCTGGACAGCCATGAGTCTTGGTTCTGCTACTCGCCCTGACGGTTTAACGATTGGTATTACAACTGCTGGCGATGACACAAGTAATCTACTTAAACATTTATACGAAAGAGGAATGGCAGCCATCCAAGGACAAGAAGACTTGGAAAGATTTGGTTTCTTCTGTTGGGAAGCACCTCAAGGCTGTGCTCTAGATGATGAAGACGCTGTGCGTATGGCAAACCCACAATTGGCAAGCGGAATCCTAAACTGGGAGTCTGTAAAGAATGAATTAGCAACAATGCCTGAGCCAGATGCCAGAAGGTATAGATTAAACCAGTTTGTGTCATCCATGAACGCTTGGATCCCTGTTGGTGCCTGGTCTCAATGCCCTGAAGGACGACCTATAAACCCTGAAGTGTTTGCAATTGAGAGAACTTCTGGTTGGGAATATGTATCTATCGTGACTGCCCAAATGCAGGAAGATGGAAAAATAGCCACTGAATTGGTGGCATCATTAAATAATACTAACATTGACGGTGTGATTAAAGTCTGTTTAGACCTTGCAAAATATGGCAAGCCATTTATCATGGACGGAAATGTATTAGATGACCTGGGTTCTGCATTGAAACAGAAGGGTCTTCGTGTACAAATGACTAGTAATAAAGATATGATTAGTGCGTCAAACAACACATATAGTAGAATAATAAAGAAGCAATTAGTTCATCCTCGTGATGAGATAGTTACTTTGCAAATGCAGAGAGCAGTACGCAAAAATAGCGGAGAATCCTGGAGGATTGCCCGTAAAGATAGTGGAACTGATATAGATGCAGCAGTAGGAACAGTTTTAGCCATCTGGTTTGTTGAGACACAAATAAAACCACAGCAGATGGTTCATTGAGGAGAATGCAATGGGATTTAGAGACAGACTAGTGAACAGACTTGGGTATGAATTAGAACCAGTCTATGTTCCTGATACAGAAAATCGTGGAGTAGCAAACACTGCACCAACCAGAGAAGCAGTTAGCGTAACACCAACTACTGCACTTAGTCTTGTTGCTGTGTCTCGTGCCACATCAGTATTAGAAACTGCAGTCATGCAGATACCTGTAAATGTTTACAGAGGCAACACACAACTACCAACACCACTTTGGCTAGAAACACCTGACATTGAAAATCAGATTTCACAAGCAGAATGGCTTGGCACAACATTAATTCACATGGCAATATTTGGAAATGCTTATTGGCATATCCGCAGAGGACCAAGAGGAATTGTAAACATTACAAACCTACATCCATCAGATGTAAGCGTCTCAACAGATGAGACAGGAAAGATTTATTATCTTTACAAGTCAAAGAGATATTCGTCAGCAGACATTAAGCATTTGAAACTTTATCACAATGCAAGTTCAACAGCGTTGCTTGGTGAAGGTCCATTGCAGCGACACAAGTCAGTATTGCGTTCAGCACTTGACTTGCATAACTATGCTGACAATTGGTTCCGTACCGCAGCAGTTCCAACAGGTACATTAACCACATCAGAATTTCTTTCTGCAGATGTTGCAAAACAAAATAAAGATGCATTCATTGCATCGCAGCAAGAAAGAAGTATTGCAGTCCTTTCATCAGGTCTTAAGTATGATT